GGGGGTCAGATCGGGGTCGAGGGGCGCGGCAGGATCAGGACCGTCCCCAGCGGTCTCCGGTGGCGCCTCGATCAGGGCCTCGGGGTTGGCGGGCACGGTGACAATCGAGAATTCCACCAGCTCTTGGCGGTAGAAGTCGACGCCGGGAAACCAATCGTCCGCGCCGCGGTCCTTGTCCGAGGTATAGGCCCATTCCAGCGGTCGGAAGCCGACCGAGGTGGCGGCCAGCCAGCCGTCCTTGGCCATGCGATAGACCGCCTCGGCGACAGGTCCAGCGAGCGGCATATCCGAGGGCAGGAACCGCACGGTGGCCATCAGTTTGCCGTCCACCAGGTCGACATCGTTCGCCTTGCCGACAGGGAACGCCTCATAATTGTGCGCCCAGAGCACAACGGGATTGCGGCGGAACCATTCGAGGTCCCAGCCTTTCGGGTCGATAATGTCGCGCTCGCGGTCGACCATGCCGGACGAGATGACGAAGCGCAGCGCGCGGGCATCGTCGGGCACCGTCATGGCGGGGCTTTCCATGATTTTGTAAACGCCAACCCCCGCGACAGCAGCGGCAGGCTTCTTGCTGCGGCGGTGCAGGAACTTGAATTGAGCGGCGCTGACAAACTTAGTCATCGTCCTTTGACCCGTCGCCATCGTCGCCATTGCCATCACCGTCGCCGTTGCCGCCGCCAGGTATCTGCTGCGGGATGTTGCCGGGCTTGGTCGGATCGGCGGTGTTGAGCGGCACGCGATATTCGTCGCCGCCCTCGACCGGGTTCATATTCTCGCGCTGGCGCACTTCGTTGCGGGAAAGAAAACCGTTCAACAGGCCGATCTGATACGACTCAAAACGGGTTTTTTGGTCGCCGCGCAGCATCGACTCGAAGCTGTGCGAAACCTGATACGTGTCGCGCTCATCATCAAACAGCAATTGCGCGTGCGCGGCGTCGCGGATGCGCTTGGCGATCGGTTGCAGCGCGTCATCGATGTATTGCTGTTGCTGCTGTTCAATGTTGGAGAATGTCGCGCGGGTCAGCTCGCCAATCTTGTGCGGCGGCACCTTGAACAGGCGGCAGATTTCGAGCGTTTGGAATTGTCGGGTGGCCAGGAATTGCGCGTCCTCATTGGTCATCCCGACCTTTTCGAACTTTGCGCCTTCCTCCAAGATCGCCACCTTGTGCGCGTTCTGCACGCCGCTGTGGGTATCTTTCCACGATGCGGCCATGCGGTCGCCGGCTTCCTTACTCAGTTTGCCAGGGTGATTGATGGTGCCACCGATCTGCCCGCCTTGGCGGAACAGCACGGCGCCATGCTGTTGCGTGGCCAGTGCCAGGCCGATGACATCTTGCGCAATGGCGATCGGCGACACGCCGAGGTAGCTGTCCAGTGAGATATTTTTCAGGTGCAACATATCGTCCGGCGGCACCATGATGCCGTAGCCGATATGGCGCGAATTGCAACGATACCACAAGGTGCCGTCATCGGTCAGCCGCACGGTCACGCGATCGGGCGCGATCGGCACCAGCTCGACGGGGCGGCCGTCCATGTCGCGCTCGATCACCGCGAAGGAATTGCCGCGGAAGCACAGGGACGAAACGATATAGGACCAGAACTCGAACGGGGTTTGCCAGCGGTTGGGATTGGCGAACAACTCGTTGAGCGGATGATCCGTGTCGATTTTCCAGCCGTTGCCGTTGGCCAGGCGCTTGCGCACGATGATGTCGAGGCCAGCAATATCGTCGCTGATGCACTTCACGCAGCCGTAGACGGCGGCGGCCTGCAAGGCGGTCAATGGCGTTACCGGAACGCCGGTATTGGACGCGTAGCCGCCGAGCGCGGCGTATAGCAGCGGTTGCGGGAACGCCAGCGCGTTGACCTGCGAGACAAGCGAGTCGGTTTTGGTCACCGCGGCACCGGCCGAGGTGGTCAAGTGTGGTTCGCGCGGCGTGCCCAGGAATTCGCCCCAGCTATGATGCGACATTGTTCCTCCAGGTGGCGCGCGAGCAACCTGCCCGCGCGCCGTCCCTGATCAGGTTACCGTTTCGGCTCGGGCTTGCCGAAGTTCGCATCGACTTCGAATACAAACGCAAATGCAACGCTTGCATCGCTGTCGCGACATGCGTGGCTCATCGGGTCGGCGTCGACACAGACCCAATGACCGCCAACGGTGCCAGGCCGGCCAGGTGCGGGGATTGTCGGGTCAACCTCGGGCAGGTTCGACTCGCCCTGCAGCCACGCCAGCGCACGTTTACGGCTCTTGTTCGCCATTACGACGCACAGGCAGCCAGGCTCATGCGGCGCACCGGTCGGCAGTTCCATATCCTCCGGTAGCGGAACGGTGCCAACGACCGGGAGCCGCGGGATCGGCAACGGATGACCCGGACGGCCAGGCAGCACCGGGCCTTGGTCAGGAATACCGGGCAGTCCGGGCAATTCATCGATGCCCCAGCCCGGATCGATCGGACGGCCAGGCCACGGCAGACCCTGCCCAGGACGGCCAGGAAGGCCAGGCCACGGCAGACCGTGGCCAGGTCGGCCAGGATATCCGGGCAGGCCCTGACCGGGTTCCTCCGGTTCGCCTGGCAGGCCCTGCCCTGGTCCTTCGCCTTCCTCGACACCGTAACCCGGATCGATCGGACGGCCCCTTCGGTCGACCAATCGCAGAAAGCCTCTAACAAATGGCATATTCGCTCCTGTTGGTTTGTGTTGCAGTCACGGCCACGCGTCATCCTGCGATCAGGAAGCCGCGCGTTTCATAGACCGACGATTCATCGGTCGAGGTCATGCAGCGCGCTATGCCCATGATCAGCGCAATCGCCGCATCTATCTTGTTTTCCGGGCGGGCTTTGCGCGGATAAACGTTGCCGCGCGGATCGTAGTGGCCGACCACGTTGCCGATGCACCAGGCGAGCACGCCGTTGCCGTCATGGTGCAAGCGGGTCGAGCGGATCGCCGCCTCTAGCTCTTTGGTCGGTTCCGAAAAGTTCTGAGTGTTGCTCTTGAATTCCAGCATCGGCACGCCTTGCGCGGCCAGGCGTTGCGCGAGCTGGGTCGAGCCCCAGGGGTCATAGGCGAACGATCGCACAACGAAACGCCGGCACCAGTCCACCGCGTCCATTTCAATAACGGAATAGTCGGTTTCGTTCCCTGGCGTAATGACCAATTCGCCGTTGGCGGCCCAGACCGGGTAGGATGGGTTGCGGGCCTCGAACACCGCGGCTTCGTTGAGGTAGCAGCGGGAAAACACCGCGTAGCCGTCTGCCTCGGGGAACACCGCGACCATGGCGGCCAGGTCGGACTTGGACGCGAGGTCGAGCGCAACGTGGCACTCGCGGCCCTCATAGTCCTCAAGTCGCAAGCCAGGATTGCAACAGGCAGTCCAAGCGCGGGTTGAAAACAACGCCTCGTCGGCGCCGATCCAAATGTTGAGGTGACGCGTCCGCGCGGCGGCCTCTTGCGCGGGATTGTTGCGGGCTTGGCGCATAATGGCGCGGATCGCGTCGGGATTGACCGAGCGGCCCCACCCAGGGTTGGCCTTGACCCAGGTGGCCTCGTCCCAGGGATCGTCTGCATCGTCAACGGAATAAATGATCCCGAAAAGGCGGTCATCGTCCTGCCCGCCGTTCAAGACGCGCATAACATAGTCCCAGATTTGCCGGCCGATGCCGGAACTGTTGGCGGTGGCGGTGCTGATCGATAGCAGGAACGGTTGGCGGCGTTTGCCCATCGCGGTGCTAAGCGCGTCATACACTTCGCTGGTTTTGTGCGAGGCGATTTCGTCGCACACCGCGACTTGGACATTCAGCCCGTCGAGCGCCTTAGCGTCGGAACTGATCGGAATGAAGCGCGAGGCGGAATGATCCTGATAAATCGAATTCGTCAGCACGCCCACGCCCCATTCGCGTTGCATGTCGGGCGAGCGGCGCACCATGTTCTGAGCCGTGTCGAATAGAATGCGTGCCTGGTCGCGGGTCACCGCGGCGGCGTAGCCTTCTGCACCGCCCTCGCCCTCGCCGAAGGTCATATACATTGCGAGCGGAGCGGAAACGGTTGTCTTGCCGTTGCCCTTGGGCACGAAGATCCCGGCTTGGCGGAAACGGCGGGCGCCGGTCGCGCGTTCGATAAATCCGAAAATGTTGGCATAGGCGAACTTCTGCCAGTCCATCAACAGGATGCCGTGGCCAGCCTCGGGGCCTTTGATGTTCGGCATTTGCTGGGCAAACAGCATTGCGCGGGCGGCGGCGTCGGTATCGAACGCCCAGCGGGAGCTGCGCTTCTGCGCTTCGCGGTAATCCCGCAAAAAGCGGTCGAAAGCCAGGCGAGCATGCAGCGAGGCGTCGGCGGGCGCGTCCGCGGTGCGTTGGGCATAGGCCAGCGCGTGCTGCACGAAGCGGGAGGGGTCATCATCAGCGGGAGGAACCGGCTTAGGCGGTTTTGCCACCCGGAATGACTTTCAGGGTCGACCACGGATCGGCACGGCGGCCAGGATCGGGCGCGGCGTCGCTGCCGGCGATCGTGACCTTGAGGCGGGGTCGAGGGCGGGCGAAAAGCCCAACTCCGAGGCGGCGCGGAACATCGTTTTGGCCGCTTTGTCCAGAATGCCGCAATATGGCGACGCTTCCAGGCCGTTCGGCCCCTTGACCAGTAGTTTCAGTTTCGTGTCGGTGTCCAGTAGCGCCTGCATCATGCGCGCGGTGTTGTGACGGTCCTCCGCCTCGACCCAGATTTTCAACATGCCGCGGTCGATCATCTTGACGATGCCTTTCGGCATGTGCGCGACGGCATATTGCCAGCCGGCCTGCTGGCTGTCGGTGAGGTCCGGCGGCGGCTCGATCAGGTCGCCCTCGGCGATCGGTTCGCCCGCGCGGTCGCGGCCGTGCTTGCCGGTGTGGTAGGTGCCATGCAGGCGATGCAGCGCGGTTGGTTTCGGGCGGCGGCCAGGCATGGTCAGGTGCCCACGAACAACCGCGCGCGCACAGCGGCGTCCTTGGCTTCCAGCAGTTTCCGCAAGGCAACGGTGCGTTCCGGGTTGCGCGGCAACGTGGCGACGAGTTCGCCAGCCAGCAGACTGAACGACCGCGACACGGTTTGCAGGTCCTCGCGCAAGTGTTCATAGGCGAAAAATTGCAGTATCGCCTCCGGTTCGATTGCCATGTCAGGTTCCAATCTCAATGCACCACTCGGAATTCGCCCGCTCCGCAGCGCGGACAAGTCGAGGGTAGGCTTTGCACAGGCGGCGGATGCAGTCGCGCTCCATCGATTGGGTGCGGTAGGACTTGCAGCCGCCCTCGCCCTGCCAGTGTTCATTCACCCAAAACAGGTATTGCGCGGCGACAACGGCACCGTCCTCGGCGATGCAGCGGGCGCACAGCTCATAGTCCTCTTTCACCGGATAGTTTTCGTCAAATAGCGTGCGGCCGGTGTTGACAATACCCATGCAAGAGGCGGTGACGTAGGCACGGAAGCGAAACGGCAGATAAGGGTAACAGCCGCGGGTCGCGCCATCGGTGGCGACGCCCCAAATGCGCAAGTTGAGCTGTTCGGTGATATCGAACAATTTGGCGAATTCACCGAGCCAGGTCGCCTCGTCCAAATGGACCTTCATCGATTGATGCGACAACATTTTGATATAGCCTTGCTCGCGGACATCATCATCGATCATGACCACGCGGCGGGCCTCGGTGTGGCGCAATATCCAATTCCGGGTGCTGGTGATGCCGTGCACGGCGTCGGGCACCGGAACCACGTTCTTGGCACCCGCCTTGCGGTAGGCTGGGGCCTCCAGGGCGGGCACATAGACCGAGCATGACGGTATTACGGCCTGTGTCTTGACGCGCCCTGCACGGCCCTTGGAGGGCACGGCAACGTGCATCGGCGGCGGTGGCGGTGGCGGGGTCCGGCGGGCGATCATCGTTCCAGCTTCGCCAGCAGGTCGGCGGCATGCACCACGCGTTGCGTGCCAACGTCATCGAACGGCGAGCCCTTCTTGTAGCCGCCGCGACGCACCGGGGTCAGGTCGAGGGCAACTTTCAGCCGTTCCCATTCGGCGGCGTCGGCGCACATGATCAGGGCATACTCGCGCGGGGGTTCCAATTGCAGCGCGGCGGGCAGGTCCGAGGCGGTGCCCTCATGTTCTTTCAGGTCGGCGCCGTTGAACCCGATGGTGGCCAGGTCGACGCCCTGGCTCGCGAGGTCGGCCAGCTCGACGCGTAGCAGCTCCTTATTCCACGTCGAGTTGAGCGCGGATTGATTGTCGGCGATCGTGTAAGCCGCCTTCTGCGCTTGCGTCCAGCCGCGCGCGACCACAACGGGAACGTCGGCAATGCCGAGGCGTTGCGCGGCGAGCACGCGGCCATGGCCGGCGATGATGTGCTCCGCTTCATCGATCAGGATCGGGTTCGTCCAGCCGAATTCTGCAATCAGTCCGGCAATTTCGCCGATCTGGGCGGCGCCATGTTTCCGCGCGTTGCGCGCGTAGGGAATCAACGCGGCGACTGCGCGGCGCTCGATTTTGTCGGCGGGCCAGCGCGCGGCGGCGGCGTCAACCATGGGAATTCCCAAATCGTCCGACTGAAAAATCGGT